CGGAGAACCGTTAACTCCATGCAAAAGCAAATTGATGACCTACGACATCGCTTATGCAGGGCCGAGGAACAGATACACCATTGCGACAAGTGCCGGGCCAATTATCGTCCATAACTGCGGCTACGGCATGGGTGCGGTGAAGTTTCAGGCTCAGCTAAAGACCTTTGGCTACGACATGGACCTCGACGAGTGCCGCCGGGTTATTCAGGTATATCGGGAGACTAACTGGCGGATTAGCCAGTTTTGGCGCGAGGCGCAACGGGTCATCGAAGGGCTGCAACGAGGCGAGTCTACGGCCTTTGGTGTCAACGGGTTACTGGAAGCTGTGGGGTCTGAGTCTGCTATTCGCCTGCCTTCTGGTCTACTCATGCGCTATGACGAGTTGAGCTTTGAACCGGGAGAGCGTGGGCCCGAGTACAGCTACAAGACCCGACGAGGCCGAACCCGCATCTATGGTGGAAAAGTAACGGAGAACGTCTGCCAAGCGGTTGCACGGTGTATTATCGGTGAGCAGATGCTGCGAATCAGCAAGCGGTATCGGGTGGTGCTCACTGTTCACGACTCCATAGTATGTTGTGTACCTGAGCGCGAAGTTGACGAGGCGCAGGCCCATGTCGAGGCTTGCATGCGTTGGGTTCCCGACTGGGCCAAAGGCCTACCCATCGACTGCGAGTCCGGCACTGGAACAAGTTATGGTGAGTGTGGATGAGCGTAGCCCCGTGGTCGTTCAGCAAGATCAAGTCGTTCGAGAAGTGCCCGAAGCAGTTCTACCACTTGAAAGTGGCGAAGGACTACACGGAGCCGGAAACGGAGGCCATGCTGTACGGCACGGACTTCCACGAGGCTTGTGAGCTGTACATTCGTGACAACAAAGAGCTGCCAGGGCGCTTCGAATACGCCCGGCCCATGCTGGATGCACTACGTGCGAAGCCGGGAATCAAGCTGTGCGAGTACGAGCTGGGGCTGACGGAAGACCTGCAGCCCTGTAAGTTTAAGGACGAGAACGTTTGGTTCCGTGGCATCGCTGACCTTATTGTGTTGGACGGAGACACGGCCTACGTCATTGATTACAAGACGGGGCGCAACACGCGCTACGCCGACACCGGGCAGTTGGAGCTGATGGCTCTGGCAGTGTTCAAGCACTTCCCGCAGGTGCAGAAGGTGCGCGGTGGGCTGCTGTTCGCTGTAGCAGGGAAAGCTGTTAAGGACAGCTACGACCGTAGCCAAGAACCTAAGCTGTGGGCCAAGTGGATGGGTGACTTCGAACGCATGAAGAAGGCGTTTGAGATAGATGTGTGGAACGCTAATCCAAGCGGGCTGTGTCGTCGTCACTGCGTGGTGACGGAGTGTCCTCATAACGGAGGAAAGTGAGATGCCTTACGTTAACAAGCCGAGGCCGTACAAGAAGGAGTACCAGCAGCAGAAGGCTCGTGGTGAGCATGAGGATCGCATGGAGCGCAAGCGAGCGCGGCGAGCTATCGACAAGAAAGGTGTGGACAAAAACAACAACGGTAAAGCCGACAAGCGTGAAGGCAAGGATGTGAGTCATAACAAGCCCCTTAGCAAAGGTGGCACCAACAAGGACGGCTACCGCATCGAGAACTCTAGCAAGAACCGGAGCCGTAACTACAAGAAGAAAGGGCCGAAGAAGAAATAACTTATGGAGATCATCAAGAACGCAGCGGTGCTGCTAAACCTGCGGCACCCTAGCAAGGTCACGACTGTCATCCCGAAGTCCAAGGCCATCGACGAGAACAGGGTCGTGGTCAAATGGGGGATAGATGAAGCGCATGTACTGCGAAACCTAAACATCCGGGTGCCATCCCCCATTGAGGGGCAATACGACTGGCCGGGACAGTACACGCCCTTTGCGCACCAGAAGACCACGGCTGCGTTTCTGACCATGCACCGGCGCGCCTTTTGCTTCAACGAGCAGGGCACGGGTAAGACCGCTTCAGCGATATGGGCAGCGGACTTTCTGATGAAGCAGGGCAAGGTTAAGCGCGCCCTTGTGGTATGCCCCCTGTCGATCATGGACTCTGCGTGGCGGGCGGACCTGTTTAGCTTTGCCATGCACCGCAAGGTAGACATCGCCTACGGGGCCAAAGACAAACGCCGACAGATCATCGAAGGTGATGCGGACTTCGTGATAATTAATTATGACGGCGTAGAGATCGTTGCCGACGCCATCGCGAACGGTGGGTTTGACCTCATCATCATTGACGAGGCAACGCACTACAAGAACCCGCAGACCAGGCGCTGGAAGGTCATGAACGCTTTGCTTGGACCCGACACGTGGATGTGGATGATGACCGGTACGCCTGCCGCTCAGTCTCCGCTAGATGCGTACGGGCTGGCAAAGATGTTGAACCCAAACTCCGTGCCCCGGTTCATGGGCACCTTCAAGCAACAAGTTATGTGGCAGGTTACGCGCTTCAAGTGGGTGCCCAAGGACGACGCCACGGAGACGGTATTCAACGCCCTACGCCCGGCCATTCGCTTCACCAAGGACGAATGCCTAGACCTGCCGGAGATGACCTACGTCAAACGTGAGGTGCCCCTCACGGCTCAGCAGAAAAAGTATTACCAGCAGCTCCATGACCAGATGATGCTTCAGGCAGATGGGGAGGAGGTCACCGCAGCCAACGCTGCCATCATGATGAACAAGCTCATGCAGATCAGTTGCGGTGCCGTGTACAGCGACGACAGGGAGACCATCGAGTTCGACATCTCCAACCGCTACAAGGTGCTGCGTGAGGTCATCGATGAGTCCAGCCAGAAAGTTCTTATCTTCGTACCCTTCAAGCACACCATCGAGATACTGGTGCAGCGGCTCCGCAAGGACAAGATCACGGCGGACTTTATCTCGGGCGACGTGTCCGCCAGCAAGCGCACGGCGCTGTTCAAGCAGTTTCAAGAGCAGCCAGACCCTCGGGTACTTGTCATCCAGCCGCAGGCAGCGGCGCACGGTGTGACGCTCACAGCCGCCAACACGGTGGTGTGGTGGGGACCGACGAGTTCCTTGGAGACCTACGCGCAGGCCAATGCTCGGGTACACCGCTCGGGTCAGAAGCATAAGTGTACGGTTGTACAGCTACAAGGCTCTTCTGTGGAAAAACACGTTTATAAGATGTTAGATAACCGAATCAACGTCCATACAAAAATTGTGGATTTATACAAGGAATTACTTGACTAACGTGGGAAATGGGGATATTGTGGCTTTTCCGTGAGAGGAGATACTTATGGAAACCACTATCCCGCTAGAGAAGTTGACCAAAGCGTACATCAAGTTGCGCGACATGCGGTCGAAGTTGTCCGCAGAGTACAAGGCTCAAGACGGCGAGCTGCTTGAGAAGCAGGATCGGATTAAGAAGGCCCTGCTGGATCACTGCAAGGAGCACAACGTCGAGAGCGTGAAGACTTCTGAGGGTGTCTTCTACCGGCAGGTGAAGCGCCGTTATTGGACCAGCGATTGGGAATCCATGTACAAGTTCGTCATGGAGAACAATCTGCCCGAGTTCTTTGACAAGCGTTTGAATCAGTCGAACGTAAGACAGTTCTTGGAAGAAAACCCAGAGATGGTCCCACCGGGGCTTAACGTAGAGTCGGAATACACTGTTTCCGTTCGCAAAAACAAGGGCTGATTATGAGTTCTGAATATGTCACCAAGAAGGAGGTTGCCGACCATTTTGCCGTTGCCTCTACCACCGTTGACGGGTGGGTTAGAAGGAAGGGGCTACTGCCCCCAGGCACGTTTATCAAGGTGGGACGCACCTATCGTTTCAAACTGAAGGAGCTGGAAGAACACTTCCTGCAAGAAGCCCAGCGGCTGGCCGGGGTTGAACCCGAAGAGCCGGAAGAGGGCGCACCGGTGCAGCTTGAGCTGCCGTTTGATGACCCAGAAGAGGTGGAAGAGCTAGAGGATGAAATCCCGTCCTTTGACTTTGACGCTGACGACGACGTTTGAGGAGAACACCATGAGTGAAGTAGGGATGTTTAAGGGCAATGCCCTTGTGAGCAGCGACCTGTTCAAGTCGTTGCAGGCTATGAACGAGAACCTTGGTGGGGGCAGTAAGTCTGGAGGTGGTTCCCGCCGAATCAGTCTACGTGGTGGCAAGTTTCGCCAGATGCTGGGCGGTGAGCAGCTTGCGGTCAGCAAAGAAGACGCCATGGAGATTGTCATTGTAGATGCTGCACGGATCGCCCGTACTTTCTACGCGGGGCAATACTCCGCCGACAACCCCACGGCCCCGCAATGCTGGTCTGCTGATACGAACGCACCGTCACCTGATGTGCCGGAGGATCAGCGTCAGGCTCCTCGCTGCCTTGAGTGCCCCCAGAACGTGAAGGGCTCGGGCATGGGTAACAGCCGTGCGTGTCGGTTCTCGCAGCGTCTGGCTGTGGCGTTCCCCGGTGATCTGGACAAGATTTATCAGCTTCAGCTCCCGGCTACGTCTATCTTCGGCGAGACCAAGGACGGCAAGATGCCCATGCAGGCCTATGCCAAGTTCCTTAGCGCCAACAACACCCCGGCTGCAGCCATCGTCACGCAGATGTATTTTGACGAGAACAGCGAGGTGCCGAAGTTGTTCTTCAAGCCCGTCCGGCCTCTGGAGCAAGAGGAGCTGGAAAAAGTGGTTGAGATGCGCGAGCATCCAGACACGAAGCGGGCCATTACCATGACCGTCGCACAAACCGATGGTGTCCAAAAGCTGACGGTGCAAGAAGACGCACCCAAGCCCGCTCCCAAGCGGCGCGCCAATGCCATTGAAGAGGCTGAGGCCGTCGAAGACGAAGCAGTCGAGGAACCGAAGAAGGCCGTCAAGAAGAAGGCTGCGCCTCCGCCGGAAGATGATGGAGACCTCGGCGACCTCGTTGATTCACTCTGGGACGACGCGTAGTCCCCCACGCCGCGACTAGGCTAAAACCGAAAAGGGTGCTGCAGCGCCCCTGTCGCGGTGTCTCTAACTTCTGGGTGGGATATGGACACAAGACAATTTTTGCATCGTGTGCTGGGGGGAGATGGACGTTACTGCACCTTTGCTGCTCGGAAAACAGACGAGCGCATAAAGCAAGATTTCCACACCTCCATTGATGAAGCGATTGATAGGGCAAACGAGTTAGACGCAGAGGGATACGATACATTTTTCGCGCTGGCGACCTTTGGGTCAGAGAACAGACGTACGGCGGACAACGCCATCGAATTGCGAGCGTTGTTTCTCGACATAGACTGCGGGCCGGGTAAGCCCTACGCCACGCAGATGGAGGGCATCGAAGCCCTTCAGAAGTTCTGCAAACAACTTACCCTGCCGAAGCCTCAACTCGTCAGTTCTGGGCGCGGTGTGCATGTGTACTGGGCCCTTACCGAAGCGGTTTCGGCGGAGCGCTGGCGAGGTGTAGCTGAGCGCTTGAAGCGGGCCTGTGAAGCGAAGAAGCTGGAAGCCGACCCTGCGGTTACGGCGGACATTGCACGGATACTGCGGGTACCGGGGACGCATCATTACAAGGGCGAGCCGAAGCAAGTCACGCTTCTCGGTAAGGAGTTCCCCGCGCCGGTTGATCTGGATGACTTTGCTTCTAAGCTGGCGGTGTTTACCCCGGCGCCGAAAGTAGATGCCCTACAGAACACGGCGCTCATGGACGCGCTGGCGGGGAACAAAGAATCCTCATTCAAGAAGATCATTGCCAAGACCAAGGCCGGCGAAGGGTGCGCACAACTGGCGTACATCATCCGGCACCAAGACCAAGTGGACGAGCCGCTGTGGCGCGCTGGCCTGTCCATAACACGTTTCACCACGGAGGGCTTGAAAGCCGCCCACGTCATCTCCAAAAACCACCCTGACTACGATCCCGAGGAAACAGAAAACAAGTTTCACCGCATCAAGGGACCGTACCTGTGCTCTCGGTTTGACGAGTACAACCCCGGCGTATGCCAAGACTGCCCCAACTGGGGGAAGATCAAATCCCCCATCACCCTAGGCAGCAAGGTCAAGGAGCCAGAGAACAACGAAGGGGTAGTCGTTACCGACACCCCGGTAGCGGAGGACGCGGAGCCGCAGATATACGTTATACCGCCCTATCCGGCACCGTACTTCCGAGGCGTGAACGGCGGTGTATACAAGAAGGTAAAGGGCGAGGACGAGGAAGACGACGACATAAAGCTGGTTCACCCGGACGACTTTTACGTTGTGCGGCGCATACGGGACCCGGAGCTGAAGGACTGCCTGTTACTGCGCGCTCACTGCCACATGGATGGGGTTCGGGAGTTCGTGATCCCGCAACGGACCTTGGTGTCTCGGGATGAGTTCAGGAAGGCATTAGCCGATGAAGGCATAACCATACTCCGCAACGGGGACGAGGTGCTCGCATACATGGACACTTGGGTACAAGAGCTTAGGAGGACGGCTCGGCAAGACAACGCACGGCGGCAGTTCGGGTTCACGGACGATACCGCTACGTCTTTTGTCATCGGAGAGAAGGAATACTACGCGGACCGCGTGGCTGATAACGCCCCGTCCACCAACACCGGCGCCATGATGCACATATACCGACCCAAGGGCACTCTTGAAGGTTGGAAAGAGATGGCGGAGTTTTTGAACCAGCCTGGGCAGGAGCTGTATCAGTACGTTATGTGCGCGTCGGCAGGCTCATTTCTCATGCACAACTCCAATGTCAACGCCATGCTGACCCACGTTTGGAGTAAGGGTTCGGGGCTCGGTAAGACCACGGCGATGTTTGCTGCCGCGTCGATCTGGGGGAAACCGCAAAAACAGGTCCTGCTGGATGAGGACACCACCAATTCTAAGATGTTTCAGGGAGAGCTTAACCAGAACCTGCCGTTGTTCCTCGATGAGCTTACGAATACGCCCGGCAAGCAGATGTCTAGTCTTGTCTATCAATGCACCGGGGGGCGCCAGAAGAAGCGGATGCAGAGCAGCAGCAATGAGCTTCGCTACCAAGGCAACGAATGGAAACTCCTCACTATCTCGACCGGCAACACCAGCATTATTGAGCGCATCAGTGCCACCAAGGCAATGCCGAAAGCGGAGGCCCAGCGGGTCCTTGAGATCAGGGCAGAACAAGTCTTCGATAAGACCGCCGATAAGCCTCTGACGGACCAATTTGCTCGGACTGTCTTTGAGCACTACGGGCACGCCGGGCCCCTCATCGTGCAGTATTACCTGCGGAACAAAGCAGAGGTGGACAAGATCGTCCTAGACATTCAGTCCCGGCTCGACCTACATGCAGGGCTCACGGCGGAGAACCGTTTCTGGTCCGAGGGTGTGTCGCGGATACTGGCCGGCGGCATCCTTCTGAAGAAGCTAGACCTAGTAAGCTATGACATAGCTGCGCTGTTCAAGTGGTGCGTGAAGATCATCAAACAGAACATGGGCGCAGTGGACGCAGATACGGGGTCCTGTTCTCAGATTGCCGCCGAGTATATCCAAGAGCGATGGAACGGCACGTTGCGCATCAAGAGCACGGAGGACCGGCGCGGGAAGGAGAACGACAACGGACTGGACCAGCTTGTCATGCCCGAGGCTACCCCTCGTACGTCCTTCACCATTCGCTACGAGACGGATACGCACCGCTTCTACTTCTTGGCTAAGGACTTCCGGGCGTGGTGCATCGACCAGCAGATCAACTACGGCCAGCTATGCGAAGACATGGAGAAGGAGCTTGGCGCCAAAAAGGTGAAGATACGTATGGGTAAGGGCACGTCCACGATAACGCCGCCGGTCACGGCGATTTCCTTTATCAGTAAGACGTTGGCAGGAGACGTAGACGAGATCAATGGCCCGTCCGAAGCCGCTGAAGAAGTATGACCTTTGCCCTGACGGGGTAACGGTGATCGTTGACTGGGACCAGTTCTCTGTGGGTAGCTCGTTCTTTGTCCCGTGCATCGATACAGAAAATTGCAAGGAACAAGTGTTGCAAATAGCCAAGGAAAAGAAGTTTACCGTAGAGGCCCGCCGGCGCATTGAGGACGGCAAGTGGGGGGTTCGCTTCTGGCGAACGCTATGATACTTTATCCAAGACAGTCTTCTCCCGACTGTTGTTCTCCTCTCTTGCCCCCGCTTCGGCGGGGGTCTTTTTCCCCAAGAACCGCTCCACGGACTCTACGCACCGCTCCTCGGTGAAGTCGTATGGCTTGATACGCAGCGACGCTGCAGTCACCTCGTGCATGGGCACGAACAAGACCCGCTCAATATCCAGAGCGACGAGTGCGTACCAGTCGGCATTCCGGCTGTTCGTAGAGAAAAAGTAGTTAGGGAGATGCGCCCCACGACCGCGAGCCCCTGTAGCTGTCTTTACCTCGACGGTGACAAGACGCCCGTCC